TTTTTATGTTTTATAACATAGTCTATACAGACTAGAATTGTGTTATTTTATTTTGTTGTTAATCCAATTAGACTTACTTTTACATCGTGTTAAGAACAAAACACGTTTTCAACCCGAAACATTTCGGGTTAGTATGCAAATATAAATATTTAAGATATAATAAGCATGAGATTCAATGAAATTGTAGTCCCGTATGGGACAATAAGAAAGCTAGCCAAGGACACGGGGCTGTCCGAACCATGTATAAGGCACGCCCTAAAAGGCATCACGAACTCCGACAACTCCTTCTTGATAAGGAAGATTGCGAGGGAAAGGTATAGAGGTGTAGAAATTAAAAGTAATCCATCATGATAGCCGAGATAACATTTCCAGATAGATCCGTGTCCTATAGCGACTTCATTCGTGACTTAGCGGCGAAGATAAACACCTTCGCCAAAGAGGATAAAGATGATCCAGCTTACATTTCCCAAAGGAAAGCAGAAGCTCTTTATGGTAAAGCCAATGTATTAAGATGGAGAAAAATGGGAGCAATAAGCCCAATATGCCGTCCCGGTAAGATTGAATATCCAACAGTAAGGCTGAAAGAACTAAGTCGGACTGATGAGATTTACATCCGATGGATGTCAAGCAAAGAGGATAAAAAGAGAAAAAGATAAATCCTCGGCCCCATAGCTCAACGGATAGAGTAAATAATTTTTAGTATAAAAGTTATAAAATATGAATTGGATCAAAGAAAAAGAGCGATTACAAGATATGATCATAAACAAAGATTTGTCTTATGAGGAAATTGGAAGGATTTATGATGTCACAGGAGCTGCTGTAAAGAAAGCCGCTCAAAGAATGTGCATACCACTTAAGCAAAGACGAGCAATAAATCCGAGTGAAACGTTTAATGCTAAACCCCAAAATTGGGGTGTCTGTGAGAATTGCGGAAAGAAATTTCACATGTATTACAAAGGAAAAAGATTCTGTAGCTGTAAATGTTCTGGAGAATATCTGAAAAAAGAATCTATTAAAATGTGGAAAGATGGTCGTAAATCGGGAACAATGGCATTCACTCATAGTGAATTCGTAAGAAATTATATGATGGAGAAATATCATAAGAAATGCCAAGTATACGGATGGGGAGAAATCAACCATTTCACAAAGAAAGTACCATTGCAACTCCATCATATAGATGGAGATCCAGCTAACAACAACGAAGATAACCTTCAATTACTTTGTCCTAATTGCCACGCCCTTACTGATAATTTTGGATCAAGGGGAACAGGGCTAGTTGGAAGATCAAAATACTACGGGAAGGCAAAATAAAGTATAAACGCCGGGTAGCACGTAGCAGGAAGCGTCCCTCTCTCCTAAAGAGGAGTAGAAATACCCCGTGGGTTCGAATCCCACCCCGGTGACCAAAAAAAGAGTTCTTTGACTTATTGAGAAAAAATCCTTATGGCTATCAAAAGGTATACGAGATATAAACGGGATAAGCGTAAGGTGAAAATACAGGAAAGGACGATAGTCCTTGCTCCCGATGTAGTTTAATCGGTTCCGGTATTGGATTTATACATATAATTAATAATGTATATATAATAAGTACGATCCCATTTGGGTATCCTTTCGGTGGTTGGCAAATAAAACCGTATCGTACTAAATAATACGACTTTTCCTACGGGTCGTATCTAAGATATAGTAGGAGGTTAATACGGCCAAACGTATGACAGATTGGACAGACAATCATATGACGACAGATCGGAAAGACGGTCAATCCGAGAACTACGGATTTACGTTAGTGATAAATACTCCCCCACCCGTCTATGATTCGGGCTCGAAACCGTTGGAGGTTGTGGGGGAGCTAATTTTTAACATTAAGGTATGAAAGAAAGAGAATTAAAGATGTGGTGCGTGGAGCAAGCCGCGAGATGCTGTTCCAATGAGACGAGATTGCTGAGATCGGCTGTTGAGATTTTTGATTGGATATCACAGCAAGAGGGTGATCCTAACGAATCACCCTCGACTGTCAAAAAAAGATACATACATGCTTATGTATCCGATGATGGTATTTTGTCATGGGTTTTCCAATAGGTTGTCGATGTTAAAAAACATCGTGTATCCACATTTTGGACAAACGAAAGTCAGAAAACGCATACTACCAGTTATATCGATATCATTAGATGTCAATACGCTGGATTCTAGGTTTACCGCTTTCATGGGGCCATTAACTGGCCCATCGTATCCACAATTAATACACGGTCTCCTGACTGAAAGTGTTGAGCAAATACGCTCAACTTGATTTTTTGTTAGTTTCATATGTTTGTTTTTTAATGTTTAGCGGCCTAAAGATAGGCAAATCCAGCCAAGACCGCAACTATTCCCGCCAAGAGAGCCTAAGACTCGCAGGTCCGGAGCGAGACCGGAGGCGGGAGCGAACACTTTTAAATAATAACAACATGAATGAGATTTATTGGATCACAAGGCTAGATGCCATACAAACGTTGGCGATAATCGCAGTATTTATCTTGGGAATATTAACTTCCATATATATTCTCGGATGGTTTATTGAAGATGACTTTGAAAACGATTCCAAGTTTAAGGACAAGGCTATCAAATGTGCCGCCTATATATCAATCCCTATTTTTTTGCTAGTGTTCATCCCCTCTAAAAGGGATATGCTGATGATTATCGGAATAGGCGGAACCATAGAATATCTCAAGTCTAATGATACCGCCAAGGAGTTGCCGGATAAGGTTATCATGGCTATCGACAAGTTATTGGATGATACAATAGAGGAAGAAAACGAATAAAACCGATAGACCTATTAATAACCAAGTTAATCACATGAAAGAAAGAAGAATTCCACCCTAGGAAATGGCTAGGGCAGGTAGCGAACCGCAGAAACAATTTTAATCCGTCTTCATATCGTACTAAAAAGGAGTACGTCCGGTGGAAATCCGGTTATCTAGTTATATTATTATCTAGGGTTACAAGGGGTGCGAGTTCCCCGGCTACCACTATCACAATTCACACTATTTGCTGTTTATGTGTAATAAAGCTACCAAGACCTTACAATACCACCGTGAGGCAGGAAAGAATATTCGTTATTACTTAAACTGTGCCGGGGTGGGATTCCCCGGCAAACGCTCCCTTAGTTCAGTTGGTCAGAGCCTTTAGGGTCGCCGGTTCAAGCCCGGCAGGGAGCACGCTTCATCCCTAGGGGGTGCTTATTCAATCAGAAAATCAGCCACAATTGCAACGCAGGTCTCCGTCCGTGAGGATATGAGGCCTTTCTTCCGATTTTTAAAAACAACAATATATATGATAAAGAGAAACCAAGCATGGTTCTGGAAGATATTCCGGGCCATAAAGAGCATTATCATCTTCTCGTTAAGGATGATCGCTGCTACCGTACTAGGGCTAATGTCAATAGTGTCAATATTTGAGTGGTACGATAAGCCATTCAATATTCACCTCTTGATCCTAGCGATCATATCAATCTTTATTGTGGTACGCCAAATAGTTATAATGACTTATGAGTCAGAAAAATGATTTCAGAGTACTATACGTGGTGCAAGCCCCTTCAAGGCCTAACCGATCCAAGAAGGACGATATCCTAGACGAATTAAAGACACTTAGCAAAGAAGAATTGATAGAGATAAGAAAAGACATTGTAGAACTAATAAACGATAAATAAAATGGCTGCTATAAAATCTTACAAGGGATTTGACAAAAATTTAAAATGCCGGGATTTTCAATATGAAATAGGCAAGGAATATGAGATGGATGGAGAGATCAAGGTGTGTAACAGAGGCTTTCACGCTTGCGAAAGCCCGTTTGATGTTTTTGATCACTATACTATGATAGACTCTAGGTTTTGCGAAGTAGAGCAAGACGGGAATATATCCAAGGAGGATAGAGGGACAAAAATTTGCTCATCGAAGATTAAAATAAAAGCAGAGTTAAAATTGGCTGACATGATCAATCTTGGAGTTGAGTGGCTAAAAGAGATCACATCGCCTGAAAAAATAAAAACGAGCATAAAGGATAATTCGTCCGGCTACGGTGCCCAGATTGGTTCGTCCGGCTACGGTGCCCAGATTGGTTCGTCCGGCAACGGTGCCAAGATTGGTTCGTCCGGCAACGGTGCCCAGATTGGTTCGTCCGGCAACGGTGCCCAGATTGGTTCGTCCGGCAACGGTGCCAAGATTGGTTCGTCCGGCAACGGTGCCAAGATTGGTTCGTCCGGCAACGGTGCCCAGATTGGTTCGTCCGGCAACGGTGCCAAGATTGGTTCGTCCGGCTACGGTGCCAAGATTGACAGCACTGGCGAAGGCTGTGTCATCATGTGCGCAGGTATTAACTCTGTAGCAAAAGCCTCAAAAGGATCATGGATAACATTATCCGAATGGTCTTATTCTGATAAAAAGAAAAGATATATCCCCGTTTGCGTAAAAACGGAATTTGTTGATGGAGAGAAGATAAAGGCGGATACATATTACAAATTAGCTGGAGGGGTATTTAAAGAAATACAATAGTCCCAAGGCATTGCTTATCGGAGGATCGCATGAGAGACATCTACATCAAAGACCCCGACGGCGAACCGGAGTACGACGGGGAGGAAGACAACGAGGAATATGAGGAGAGCATGGAAGAGCTTAGGTTCCTGTTAGATTCTTATAATTGGTAAACCTGCCCTTACGAGGTGCAACCCCGACCCAGACCGGCAACCGATATCCTAGACAAGTGGTAGGCCATGACGATATCATTGGCCCGGTGGAAAGGGACACGGTAGTGAGGGCAGGGCGGCCGATGGTCTTAGTCCGGGTTCGACTCCCGGAGGCTGACGAATTTAAATACACGATAACATGGATAAATCAGAAGAGATTGACAAATTAGCGATAGCGTTGGCCAAGTTCCAAGGATCGCTAGAGCAACCAAGCCTCAATTCCGAGGTTGAGGTAGAAACTAAAACGGGAGGAAAGTACAAGTTTAAATACGCAGATCTATCCGAATGCAAAAGGGCGGCGAAACAACCATTAGCGGAAAACGAACTTGCTGTATGTCAGCTAATAGAGGATGATTACTCCATCCGTACCATACTGCTTCATTCCTCCGGTCAATGGATATCGTCCAAGGTAAGGATGCCATCCAATACGGCGAACGCTCAATCCATCGGATCGGCCATCACGTACGCCAAAAGATACGCATTTTGCGCCATCCTAGGCATCGTGGCCGACGATGACGAGGACGCTAACATAGCGAGCGGTAATACCGCCCAAAAGGAGCAGCCTAAAGAGCAGCCTAAAAAAACGGCAAACTCCAGAGTAAAGAAAGAGCTTACGAGAGATCATCTAAACAATGAGAGCGCAATGAAATCCATATCGGAGTGGCTATACAATAAAGAGAAGATAGCCAAGGAGGCCAACCAACCATTCTCCGTAGAAAGCGTTATCAGCAATGCTTACATTATAGGAAAGGTAGAGATGGATTCTTTCGTAGAGATATACAACAACTATAAAATAAACAACAACCTGTCATGAGCAAAGAACTAGAGCTAAGCGGCAAGACCCCGCTAACGAAAAGCGATATCGAGGCTTTATCCATAGACCTTTTGAACCCGGTACTGGAAGGTGAGGTAGATCCCGTATCACACGTCGTCAAGTTAAAGGCGATGCAAGAGACCATCAAGAGGACGCTGGACGATGACCGGATGAAGGACGCTGTCCTTTCCGAGATCGAGAAATACGGGAAGGAGCGCTCTTGGAACGGGGCCACGGTCAAGATAAAGGAGACAGGCGTATCCTACGACCACTCCAATTGCAATGATCCGGTCTACGCTAGGCTGATCGAGGAAAGGCTGCTTCTCGATGCCAAGATAAAAGAACGGGAGGCGTTCCTGAAGACGGTGCCGGATAATACCACGGTCATTGATGACGAGACCGGAGAGATATACACGATCCATCCGGCGATACGGATGGCTAAGATGTCATATTCTATAACATTCAACAAAAAATAATCCACGCATGCCGTGGCTACGGGACGGTGGTTATCCCCGCCGTAGCGAATAACCGACCGCCCCGCTTATAAATCTAAAATTTAAAATCATAAACATTATGGCGAATTTATACGGCTCAATCTGCTTGAGCGACATACCGAAGGAGTTGATGAAAAAAGTAATGACGGCCAAGGGAGAGAAGATCTTCCTCAATATCTCGATCGGGGAGAAAAAAGAGCCTGTCACGTTCGACAACCGCACCTATACGCATTATGTGTCTTGCGCCCCAAGGAAAGAGGAGCGAAAGGAAGGCGTTTATTATGGCATAGGTGACTTGATGGAATCCACGTTCAAGAGCAATATCCCCTCACCGGAGGATATCAACAACGCCCCATCGGTTGGAGAAGACGATGGATTGCCGTTCTGACCATGGAACTATACTTGCTCAACACAGCCAGCGGATTGAGGCCATGCTATGATTCCGACTATGACGAGAAGAAAAAACTCAAGCTAGGTAAGATCTACAAGGCCAAGATAACGCTGGCACGGAACTACGACTTTCTGAAAAAGTATTTCGCCTTGATAAATTGCGCATGGTCTTACCAGAACGAGAAGACCACGGCGCATTTCAAGGAGAGCGTGGAGTGTTTCCGGAAGACCGTCGAGATCGCCGCCGGGCATTGCGATACGGCCTATAGCATATCACGTAAGGAATGGATAGAGGTCCCGAAGTCGATAGCCTTCGACAAGATGGACGAGGCCGAGTTCATGGATCTCTACGAGCGTGTGAAGGACGTGCTTTTCTCGGTATTCCTTCGTGATATATCCGAATACGATTTCATGAGAAACCTTTCGAATTTTTAGTCATGAGAAAAAGTGACAGGCCTCCAAATTATCTTATAGATAAGATCGTGAGGCATACCAACATTATTATTACCGCTCCTTATGGCAGCGTCAAATACATGGATGCTGCCAGACTCCTTAAAAAGGAAGTCAAGAAGCTGGAAACCTATAAGAAAAATGAGAGATCTTAAATACTGCCTCAATGAGGCATGCTCTAAAAGACATTGCCTCTGCCATCAACGGCAAAAACATTGGAAAGACCCGTCTAAAAAAGATGGGGAAACTGTAAGGCCGGAATCGGTCTTATTTAATGGGAACACCCCTTGCAAAGGGTATATCCCACAATACGAAAGAAAGAAGTATAACATTAATTATTAAAGTATATATGAGAAACTGGTTTATTAGCAAGGTCGCATATGAGAAGATGCTGGAGAACGGCATGCAAAAACGAGTGGTCGAACCCTATTTAGTGGATGCCCTCTCCTATACGGAGGCTGAAGCACGCACGATAGAGGAATTAAGGCCGTACATTACCGGAGAGTTCACTATCGCCGACATAACACGTAAAAAGATAGCGGAACTATTCTTTAACGATAACGGTGATAGATTTTATGAGATTAAGATCTATTTTATCACGCTTGATGAGAAGAGCGGCATAGAGAAGAAAACAGCGGCCAGATTCATAGTACAGGCGAGCGGCCTAAAGGAAGCGATCTCATGTTTCGAGGAGAATATGAAAGGGACCTTGGCGGATTATACCTTGGCAATGGTAAGCGAGACCCTTATTATGGACATCTTCCCGTTTGACGCTGATAGCGTACCAAAGGGCAAAACAGATAATTAATATTAGAGTGTGTTTTTCATGGTATTAGATTTAGTTTTTATCCCCGCCGTCCGTGAGGATACGCGGGGATTTCGGGCGGTAAGTATTCCGGGATGAAACGTTACGGAGTGCGCATGACGTAAAGAGGCCGGTTCGATCCCGGCACCGTCCACGAATAACAAACATATAATTATGGAAACAATACAGAATTTAGATCACTTGACAATGGCCATATACCTTATCACCGCAATACTAGGACTGATCGCATTGATATTGGCCGTATTCTTACTAATAAACGATAAAGAAAGGAGGAATCCATGGGAAAGAAAAGATACGAATTAGTGATAGCCGTTGACCCGGACATAGATAAATCCGGTATATGCGTACTGTCTCCTTCAACGAGACAGCTAATTCTAAAGAGCCTCCCCTTCCCTGTCTTAGTTGATTTTATCAAGGAGGCGAGAGAGAGGTACAAGGGGGTAGACATAGTGGTCATTGTCGAGGCTGGATGGCTTAACGAAAAAAGCAACTTCCATAAATCGAGGGGTAAATCCGGCGAGAGGATAGCCAAGTATGTAGGTCGTAACCAGCAAACCGGGATATTGCTTCTCCAGATGTGCGAGCACATAGGGATTCCCTGCGAGGAGGTAAAGCCTTTGACCAAGCATTGGAAAGGGGACGAGGGCAAGATAACCCATGAGGAACTCTCCTACATAGTCGGTCCCTTGCCTAAGAGAACGAACCAAGACCAACGCGACGCTACGATTCTGGCTTGGTGGTACGCCGATCTACCAATAAAAATAAAGACTTGGTGATATGGCGAAGAAGAGAGACGAGCAAGAAAAGGTGAAATGTGGCGATTGCGCCAACGGACATCCTCACAAGGGGCTATGCGTTTGGTGCATCATACATGATGCTGGACGGGTAGCTAACTCCACGAGATTTTGTAACACTTTTAAAAAGAGATAACATGGATATAAAGAAAATGTCAAACAGGGATCTCAAATATGGCATAGACCGATGCAACGCAAGGTTGGCCGGGATAATGCCAATGGGATACATGGACAAGGAACGATGCCTTCAGGCGTTGGAGCAATATAGGGAGGAATTGTATAATAGAGGAATAATATATTGATTAATAATATAAAAATATAGAAAGACATGAGCACATTTATGAAATTTATATCAGAGTCTGAGCCTTGTGTAGCATTAGAGGTAAGTCCTTTATGTGAATCTGATGAGTGCATAAGTTTTTTCATATCCGAATATTCGGACTACATGACCAAGAGTGTCGAAATAAGTAAGGATGATATTAGAAGATCGATAAAGTTCCTAGAAGAAGAATTGGAAAATGCCGACAACTGATATGGATAAAGGATTTATCATGTTATCTCGTAAATTATTTTCCCACAGAATATGGAAAGCATCCCGGACTTTTAGCGAGTGCGAAGCGTGGATAGACTTGATACAGTCAGCACGATTTGAGGCAACGCAGCTTACGGCTAGTATCGGAGGTAGGGAAATAACATACGGAAGAGGACAATATCCGGCATCCATAAGTTTTCTTTCCCAAAAGTGGAAATGGAACTCAGATAAAAAGGTTCGAAATTTCTTGGATATGCTAAAAAAGGACGGAATGATAACAACAGACGCGTCCCAAGGGATGAATGTTATAACGCTATGCAATTATGACTTATACAATCCTATAAATATATCCAAGGGCGAGGATAAGGGCAAGGGTAAGGGCATAGATATAGAACAAGAAATCAAAGACTTAAAGCTATCTTTGGGCAAGCTAAGGGCAAGCCTAGGGGCAAGCGAAGAAAATGAAGGGCAAGGTAGGGGCAAGAATAATAATAAAGATAATAATAATATACCCCCTACCCCCAAATCGGGGGACACCGTCACTCCCGTTCCGGACGCGGGCGATAACTCAGAAAAGGTAAAAACATGGAAAGATGATTTCAACATCTATTTGGATTTAGTCCGTAGCGCATATAAGAGCATATGCGACGATCCAAAGATCATGGAGACCCAACAAGCCTATTATCCCGGCGTAAATATAAAACTATCTCTCGAGAAGGCTTGCACAAATTTCTGGGCAACGGATGCCGGATGGAAGCACAAGAAAAAAAGCAGGGCTAAAGAGATTGACATGAGAATGACATTGATTAACGCAATAGACAAAAACAAGGTTTATTATGGCAAGAACGAGCATCGCACAGACCTCACTTACATCGTCCCAGATTGACGGGAAACTACCTCCTCAAGCCAAGGAGATAGAGCAGATAATACTAGGGGCTTGCCTCATAGAGAGCGACGCTTTCGAGAAAATCGCCTCGGAACTATCTGAGGCTGATTTCTACGACAAGAGGAACCAATCGGTATTCAAGGCCATATCCGGGCTATACAAGGAGAGAAAGCCCATAGACATGATGACGGTCACCCAAGCGATGTTGTCATCCGGAGATCTCGAGAGTATAGGAGGGCCGATCTACATAGCCTCCCTTACCTCCAAGATTGGGTCATCGGCCCATATACTGGACCACGCGATGATAGTCAAGGAGCGGTCCATACAGAGGAAGGGGCTAGCTATCGCCAACGACCTTGAGAACGCTATCTATTCCAACGAGGATATAGGTGACGTACTGCACAAGGCCATAAACGGATCAGAGAGCCTCATGGAGGAACTTATCGGTAAGTCCAATGGCGAGCATATATCCAAGGCTCTTAAAGGCTCCATGGACGGTTTATACAAGCGTGTGGAGATGGCTAGGAAAAACATCCGGTCTGGTGTAGACACTGGGCTTCACGACCTGAATAAGATCACTAACGGCTGGCAACCGGGAAACTTGGTGATAATAGCCGCTAGGCCCTCCATGGGAAAGGCTCTAAGGATGGATGCCAAGGTATTGACACCTTCAGGATGGAAACTGAACAAGGATCTTGCGATAGGCGACCAAGTTTGCTCCGTAGACGGGGCTGAATCACGTGTGACCGGCATATTCCCGCAAGGACATGTCAAGACATACATGGTCGAGTTCTCGGACGGTCGCAAGATCGAATGCTGTGGCAGCCACTTGTGGAGCGTAATATCTTCCAAGTTCAACGCCAAGGCCGAAAGGGTCGTATCTACCCTAGAGCTTATGGACTTGATAAGCAAGGAAAGATATTCCGGCAGAATAAGCATTCCTCGTTTCTCCGGGATATTCGGAGAAAAGAAAGATTTCGTGATCCACCCATATCTCATGGGAGTCTTGCTAGGAGATGGAGTCTTGAGCAAGGGGGTTAGCTGGTGCAAGCCGGACAAGTTCATCGCTGATAAGATCCAAGGTATGGTCGACTACGATGTTATCGTGTCGGATGATCGCTTCCTAGTGACCAACAAGGAGAACAGGAAGGTCAATAAATACCTGTCAGAGCTAAAGAGCCTAGGATTGTTGAATGTCCATTCCTACGAGAAGTTCATCCCGGACATGTACATTGACGCATGCAGGGATCAAAGGGTTGAGCTGTTGAACGGTCTTCTCGATACAGACGGGGATATAGACAAGAATGGGGCTATATGCTACAACACCACGAGCGCTAAATTGGCGAGAGGCGTACAAACACTTTGCTGGTCTTTAGGATATAAATGTTCCTTGAGAGAAAGACGCTCATTCCTTTATGGCGAGCGGAAAAGGAACAGTTTCAGGCTCGTGATCGTAGCGGACAATCCTAGGGAATGCTTCACGCTCCCAAGGAAATTCGACAGAGTGAGGCCAGACCGGAGGAACAAACCTTTGACCGTGATGTCCGTGACACCGACCAACCGCAGGGTTGAATGCCAGTGCATATCGGTATCGCATGAGAAGGCCTTGTACATAACGGATGACTACATAGTCACCCACAATACCGCCGTGATGCTTCACTTGGCCAAATCGGCGGCAAAATCCAACACGCCCGTGGCTATATTCTCGCTTGAAATGTCCGACATAAGCTTGGCTAACAGGCTGATCCTATCCGAGTGCGACGTAGATCCGGAACGGTTCAAGTCCGGGTATATGACAAACGAGGAGATTAACAAGGTAGAGACGGCAGTGAATGAGCTTTGGAGACTTCCGATCTACGTCGATGACAACCCGTGCGTGACGATGGACTATATCCGGTCACGATGTAAAATACTGAAGAAACAAGGCAAGTGCGGGATAATCATGGCCGACTATCTCCAATTGGCGGAGAGCGGTGAACGGGAAGGAAGCCGTGAACGTGAGGTAGCGAAGATGTCCAGAACCGCCAAGATCACGGCGAAGGAGTTAAAGGTTCCCTTCTTGCTCTTATCCCAATTGAACAGGGGAAACGAGGCCAGACCGGACAAGAAACCCCTCCTATCCGATCTTAGGGAATCCGGGGCTATCGAGCAAGACGCTGATATCGTAATGTTCATTCATAGACCGGAGTATTACAAGATCGAGGTCAAGGACAAGAACGGTAACGTAGAACGCAATTACGGAGAGTTGATCGTGGCCAAGAATAGAGATGGAGCCACGGGATTAGTGAAATTTAAGCATAATGACGGCATGACCAAGTTCTACGATTACGGGAGTTGTGACAAGGACATGCCATTTTAAAAAACAGATCATGGAAATAATCAACAGACTGAAGAACACCCCTACCGGGTTGATCGTGTTGGTAGGAGACATGAAAATTATCGTGGAAAAGTACAGGCCGTACTATAACGGCCAGAACAAGATCCCGTGCAGGGGATGCGTCTTCCGGGACGAGGGAGCGAGATTCTGCGAGTACTCATCTGCTTGCATGGCCCATCTGAGGCCAGATCACGAAAGCGTGGTGTTCGCTAAAACAGAGGTTTAACCATTCATCATAGTTGAAAGATGCATTCATCTATGATGAGAGTAGTGAAAATCAAAATCATGAAACAATACAACGATTGGGAAGAGATTGACAAGGACACGAACGGCCTTGTCACCTCGCTAACCTACATGGTGCTTTTCGTTAACGACCAAGTGTATAACTACACGGTATCGCTCATGGAGGCCATTAGGAATAGCGAGCACTACAGGCATAACGCCAAACGGACGGCCAACGCTATCGAGAGGGAGATAAACGCTTATAACACGAACATCTTCCGGATAGCCAAGGCTAACAAGGAGGCGTTCGCCGAGATAACGCAAAGCATGGAGGAGGACGTACAGCCTCATATAGACCGGTATTACTACACGATCAGCCAGATATTGCTGGATCACGGGGTATCAGGCTCATCTAACCGGATCGCATCCCTGTCATCCACGATAAACATGTTGGCGCAGATGTCTAGGATCACGATATACGATTTCGGCGAAAGGATGCGGGGGATCGTCCCCTTGGCGTACAATCCCCTGTCCTATCTAGATTTGGGCAGGGTAGAGTTCCTAAGTGACCGGTTATCAAGCGAGGTCACTGGAAAGGACGTGAGAATAAACTTAAATGAGCAGCCCGGGATCGTGAAGGCGTTCACGGCGATAAGCAACGCCTTGCTAAGGCCGGAGGTCTTTGAGAAGGCTTTCGACAGGGCGGGATAAATAAAAAACTATCAATAATGAAAGATGTAGAATTATTCAGGGATTCTTTCCAGAATTTTAAAACATATCAAATACCAAAGGCACAGCTTATAATAGCAGATGTGCCTTACAATCTTGGGAAAAACGCTTATGCTAGCAATCCGTCATGGTACAAGGATGGAGACAACAAAAATGGAGAAAGTGAGCTTGCGGGAAAGAAATTCTTCAATTCAGAAAACGAGTTTAGACCGGCCGAGTTTATGCATTTTTGTAGCGACATGTTAATGAAAGAACCTAAAAAGCAAGGTTGTTCTCCCTGCATGATATTGTTCTGTGAGTACGAGCAACAATTCATGTTTATCGAATTAGCTAGGAAATACGGGCTTATGAAATATATCCCGCTCGTTTTCCGGAAGAATTTCTCGGCGCAAGTATTGAAAGCAAATATGAAAGTAGTTGGGAATTGTGAATACGGTCTCTTGTTGTACCGGGAGAAGCTGCCTAAATTCAACAATGATGGAAGGATGATTTTCAATTGTTTTGACTGGGCGGTAGACAACGATACGCCTAAGATTCATCCTACACAGAAGCCTGTGCCGCTACTTCGCAGACTGATAGAGATTTTCACCGATAAAAACGACGTTGTTATCGATCCTGTAGCAGGAAGCGGAAGCACGCTATTGGCCGCAGCTCAATGTGGAAGAAAAGCGTATGGATTTGAGATAGATAGAATTTTTTACGACAAAGCAAACAGGCTTGTTTTATCAAGAATACAAAAAACATTGTTTTGATATGAGAAATAAAGAACTAATAGCTCTTCTCCAAGAGCAAGACCCGGAAGCGGAGGTAATGATCCGCACGTCCGATGGAGAGTATGAGTACGATCCGGTGGATGTCACATGGGACGAAGAGATAGAATGTGTAATTATTCAGGAGGGATAAATATGAATCAAATTTGCACGAATAAAAAACAATCATCACGCCTATTAGAGGCCGGGGTGAACCCGAAGACGGCGGACATGTATCTTGACGAGTTCGAATGTCCGGTCGCATTTGAATATAGAAGGATTGAAGGGCACATGGATCAAGATATGGCATTTCCGGCTTGGTCTCTATCCAAGCTGATAGACATGATGCCTAAATCATACCAAGATGATATTGACGGGATGGTTTATTACCTATCCGGAAATTTCGTTGAGTTAATGTACGCATCGGACTGGATCAAGGACGGGGAAGGTGACAATACTTACAATTGCGCAAAATCCTTCGACAAAGAGAACCTGATGGACAATGTGGTTGACGCTATCGAGTGGCTCATCAAGAGAGGTCACTTGAATAATAAATTCCTAACAGATAAATGCGGCGATTGCCGACTTATCGAGGATGAAGACGCTAACGGGGAAGCTTGGTGTTCATTTCACCAAAAGCCGGTAAGGTGCGATAGTAGAGCTTGTGAGGATATTTTAGTGAAAGGAGGATCAAATGATTAAGGCAATACTACCCGCAGTCATTATGCTTTCAGTAATATTCATATTATCCTCCGGAATGACAATACAGTTTAAGCCTTTCCATATATCTTTTTCCCAACCCTTCTTCGGCCTAGGACTCATATTGATGATAATAGGATTTATGTTATGCTTAGGTTCTTTTTATTTCAAGGGCCGTGATAGTATGGGATATAACAAGGGGTTTGAAGCAGGATGCGAATATGTGATAGGTTTAATTAAAAAAGAAAATAAATATGAGCAAGATTGATTTCAACGCACTCCGTGACCGTGCGTACAAATGCGCATGTGCGCATGGGTTTCATAATACGGAGTTAAGCAATGGGCATCTTCTGATGCTAGTGATAACAGAGCTTTCGGAAGCCGTTGAAGCGGATAGGAAAGGAAAATATTTCAAAGGCATATCGACTTTTGAGCGTGAGTTTAACCGTTATTCCGCTTTAGTTGATGAAAACAAACGTTTTGAATGCGCATTTGAGAAATATGTCAAGGATACGGTATCTGATGAAATGGCCGATGCGGTTATCCGCTTGCTAGACCTTGCAGGACTTCGAGGAATAAGCCTTGAATTTGCCAACGGCGATATTGATGACTGTATTGAAGATATGGCAGAAGCCTGTAAAGACGAAACTTTCACCGAATCAATCTATTCCATCTCTACACTTCCTGTTAGATATGATGGAATATTTGATTTTCCTACAGCCGTGAATGATATGATACTATCAATCTTCGGTCTTGCCAAGCACTTAGATATAGACCTGCTTTGGCACATTGAGCATAAAATGAAGTATAACGAATTAAGGGAGAATAAACATGGAAAGAGATATTGATAAGAGACAGACAGTAGAAGAAGCGGCTCATTTCTTCGCTGAAAGCAGGAGTAGCGGTAGTGCATTCCCTGCGTATTATCAGGGATTTATTGCAGGTGCCGAATGGCAGTCCTGTCAATCCCCGTGGGTAAGCGTGAAGGAAAGATTACCTAAAGAAAATGAGATGGTTCTTTGTAGAATGGTATCAAATGGAGCAATAGTTAGTGGTTATATAGTTGTTGAAGCCGGGAAACCTCCACGTGTCGCAACATCCGGTAATTTTGAGTTTGAAGATTACGGAGATTATGAATGTGATATGTGGATGCCTATACCCGATCTAGAGGAATAGTATTAACCGAGCCTTCCCTTGAAGGCTCATAATTAAAAAAATATATGAAAGCTAGAGAATTAGAAAAAAACTCACCATCGTTAGATCAGATATATAATATTATAAAAGAAGCGAATAAACGAAACGAGTATAAAATATTTTTCCCGCATTGGGTATACTTCTCAGATGAGTGCAAACTTGAACTCATGAGACAAGGATTCAAAGTATATCAAGGAGAATGGCTACGTGGGGATTATGGATTAATAATAGAATGGTAACAAATAATAAATAAATCATGAAGAATGAATATTTCAATATGATATGCCAGAAATCTACAGAAGGGAAAATGATAATAATGGCCGTTGTTCCGGATAATCTTCTGGGTGAAGGATTGCCTTCCATTTTTGAAGTTCAAGCAGTAAAGCTGGTTCCAACAATTTACACCGGGACCTATCCTACAATCAAGGTTATCTCTGAGACAATCAAAGATAGATCGGATTTGCAAGGTGAAGGTATTAATGGTATAGTCTCCGGAGAAAATTGGTATAATGTATCAAAAGAGGATAAGAATACTTACGGAATTAACATCTAAGAAAATATGAATGATTATAAAGATAAATATGGATATTCAAATCGGAGGAAAATAGAAGTTCCCCAAAGAGAGTTTACCATTCGAGGACATAAGGTGTCTGACATTAAGAGAGAAGATATTGAAAATTTCTGTAAAGCAAGAGCTATTCCACCTGAATGGTTGGTGAGTGAGCTTATCAAAGAAATTGATTAACGTAAAACTAATAAAAACTGAATCATGTTGCAAAGCAAAATAGATAAGGCCATTGAAACCCTACAGAAGTATGAAAAACTTGCTTTGAAATACTCTCCAAGCGGTTTTCATGTGGCTTTTTCCGGAGGCAAAGACTCACAGGTAATCTATGAGCTTTGCCGGATGGCTGGAGTGAAGTTCAATGCCTATTTCTACAAAACGTCTGTAGACCCGATGGAAGTACTTCGGTTTATCCGGTCAAACTATCCCGATGTGACTTGGCTGTATCCGGAAAAAACGATGTTTCAGCTTATTCTTAAAGAGAAGATGTTACCCCTCCGGAATCGTCGATACTGTTGTGAAGTAATCAAAGAACGAAGAGGATTGAATGAACTTGTAGTAATCGGTATAAGGAAAGAAGAAAGCGCACGCCGGGCAAAACGTAAAGAGTTTACTTCCGATTGCAAGCTGGGATGCGATAAACCTTTACTTTCTATCATTCTCGACTGGACAACTTCGGAAGTTTTCGAGTTTCTGAAAATGAGAAATATTCCCGTTTGTCCTCTTTACAAAATCATGGATAGAATAGGTTGTATTGGTTGCCCTATGAATAGTAAAGGCCAACGTTCAGAATTTCGAATGTATCCACTACACCGTCGAGCATATATCAATACAATAGAAAAGCTACGGACTTTATACGGAAAGTACTTAGAGTTCGACTCTGCCGAAGATGCCTTTAATTGGTGGTGTTCCGGAGTAAGCAAAGCCATCTATTTGGCTAATAAAAAACAATTAGAAATTCAATTTTAAGAAGATATGAACATGAAAAAGAAAAAAGTTACAATGCTAGCGATTGAACATTCAAAAAAGGTGTGTGATCCACAGCCAGAATCAATAGACCGGATGGATGTCAGAAGGTTGGTTATGGATGCTTATAGGATCGGTTATAATAAGGCTCATTCCGAGCATGTAAAGTGTATGAGCGATATTGTAAATATGAACTTGTCTGATATAGATTTTCCCGTGTTTACTCATACCAAAGAATTTAGAAATCACTTCGACTTCATAATGATGAAAATTAAGGAACACTTTAACGGAGAAAGATCCGCTATTGTCGATAAAAATACTTGATGAGCCAATCAAATCGAGGAATAAGTAAACTATAATATGTCATGAAGTTAGGCAAGCAAACGATAGTGTTCTTGGCCGTAAACAAGAATGGTGACGAGGTTATCCTTGATAACTTCCCCGTGCGGCAAGGAGAGGTATGGACGGACGAGAGATCGGCGCATGACGAGGAATATTTTTCCGTCGAGGATCACAACTCGGCGATCGTACTTCCAAAAGGCAGTATTTATAAATTAACAAATAAATACTTAACGTGGGAAGACGATCCCATATCTCTTAAATCCGTCATTGAGATAGACTCATTATAACAGGCACATCAAGGCCATCTAAATGCAATAGGTTTTGATCAATATGTCAAAACCTATTACTTATATCATATAATTTTATCGCAAAAAATGGAACAGCAAGATATTTCATTATCCTATGGGATACACCGTTCTCCATCTATTGGAAACGAGGGGGAATTATCAGAATGCGTGAATCTGATACCAAAGAATGGCGAACTGGTGAATATACAGCCTCCAAAAGAACTAGGCATAACCCTTCCGGAAGGATCGATACTTATGTACGTGCATCGGACAAAGGATCTCCTTCACTATATCTTTTTCCAGACGAATGTTTTACGCTATGCGGATACGGACGGAACGACCCATCTTATAGGGGCGAACCAATATGACAAAATTCCCAAAGCTATCACGTCCATAGGAAACACCTTGATTGTAATAAGCGAAGATCCTATAAGATATTTACTTTGGGATGGAGAGTTTTATAAGGAATTAGGAGATAAGCCCCCCTTCCCTATCCTGTCATTCGGATTGGTAGGATCATTGGATAAGACCGAACAATTGTCCGTATCCGTTGATCCTCCCTATAATGGAGCCTTTACGGAAGATCAACTATCAACTATCAGTAATTCCGTGATGGGATATGTCTCAAAATTTATCAGGGAGAGAAGTGTAGATCGAGGCATGTTTATATATCCGTTCTTTATTCGTTACGCTTATAGACTATATGACGGAACGTCTTACATGCAATCAGCCCCGATACTGATGATACCATCGTCCGGAGTAACTCCTCACGTTCCATTTACTATTGACGTGGACACAGAGGATTTTGACGCAAAGATCATTGTAAACTTCATTATATCCTCAGTGGTATGCTCCATTAATTACAAAGTCAGCGGAATGGGGAATCAAAGGGAATGGTGGAAGGACATAGTTAAAAGCCTTGATATATTCATAACGCCGCCAATATACACCTTTGATTATTATGGGGAGATTAATGGGGCACAAAAGATATCAGACGATAACGGTTTCGGGGTGTACTCTATAGGTGGAGGATATTACAATAGGCATACATTCGAGGAAGCCTTATCCATAGCCCTGCCGGGATCAGGTTATACCGATCAACTCGTCTTACCCGGAAAGGCCATGGATAATAAGGTGCCGGATAATTCATTGTTTTACAAAGTAGCAAGCATAGCGTATGAGGACTTGTGCGGTTATAACGGGGGTGAAAGACGCTCTCTAACTTTAGAGGATAATGTGCTGGGATCGTTGCAAAATCGAGAGCAACTTGTTGACGCGGACGGGTACCAGAATTTAGATTGGCTAATACCTGATTATTCCTATACTTATAACCAGCGGTTAAATATAGCTAATATAAAAAGGATACTATTTGATGGTTATCCTCCGGAGTCCATGGTAACGTACAACGACGGTAGCAGCACGTTGAGCATAAAGGTTTTCATAAGAGAAGGAGAAAAGGATATCGTCGTTCAAACATCCTCCTCATATAACCTTGGTATCAATTTGCATTACCTATATTACCCCAACGCTAACGCATACAAGATGGTGATAACACGGAATTCGGACGGATACCAAGAGATCGTTACCCTCTCTCCGCATAACACGCTGAACGGGGCTTACTATTTCGACTCATACGCCCCGATCATATTTAAACCGGGCAGCGATAGCACACCAATATCAACGGACAAGTCGGTCAATATGCCAAACAAGATATATACGTCCGAGGTCAATAACCCGTTTTATTTCCCGTTGGCGGGAATAAACACGGTGGGAACCGGTGAGATCGTAGGTATCCGATCCACCACTAAAGCACTGTCCCAAGGGCAATTCGGGCAGTTTCCCTTATACGCTTTCTCTTCCGATGGGATATGGGCCTTGCAATTATCGGATGCGGGATTGTATTCCTCCATCCAACCTATAAGCAGGGATGTTTGCAATAATCCGGATAGTATCACGCAACTGGATTCCTCGATAGTATTCAGTACCGAGCGTGGCCTTAAATTATTGCAAGGCTCCGATATCAGCCTTTTATCGTCATCGTTGGAAGGAGTAAATATTGATGAGACATTCTTTAATGTCAACCCGGATTTTAGCGATCTTTTCATCCCGGACACGGAAACTTTCGTAGAGACATTGCGAGCTTGTAAGATTGCCTATGATTATACGAATTCCCTATTGCATATTTATCCCAAAGGGACTAGAAAGCATTATGTATATTCTTTGGACACCGGGGAATTCTCCACTTTCGTAGGGGAAGAGGTCAAGGCCATGGCGCAAGATTATCCAAGCTCGGTAGTGCAAATAGGTAACGCCTTGTACTCACTGGAAAAATATGTCTCGGAAGATACCAGAAAAGGCATAGCGATCACACGTGCCTTGACGTTAGGAGATCCTTTCTCTTTGAAGGTACTAGTCGATCTTAGGACGTTGGGTTTACGAAAGGATGAGTCCTCGAAAATCAAGATAGCGGTATTCGTAAGCGCGGATAGGGAAAATTGGTCCCGGCTTAAATCTCTTAGGCAAAGGGCTTTTAAATACTATCGGCTCGTTTATTTCTCAAACCTATATGATTTAGATACATTATCAGGGACAAGGATATTGTTCGAGACCAGGAGAAATAATAAACTCAGGTAAAAAAATTACAGTATTCATTGCCATAATTTAAAAAAGTCATATATTTGTAACTGCAAAATTCGTAATATTTACGTAAATTTTCATAGTTAAGGTTATAAGGATAGTGGGTGCGTGAGCATACGCTATCCTATTTCACTTTTTATTCCCATTTTTATAACTGGCCGCTACCTTCAATAACTCAACAGCGGAATTAGTGTTTTTAGCGTCCTCGAACTTTATAGAGGATACCTTTGGCACCACGAACTCACTAGCCTTTAAATAAACAGCGCATTTATCCTTATCCTTTAGCTTGAGGAAAGCTTTCTTGAACTCTTCCTGATTGTCGATTACGAAATCACGGAAAAAATTCTTTATCTCCGTGTTCTTGTTCCGGGTTCCCTTCTCCCTTCCTCCCATCTTCATGTGACCATTCTCAAAACCTTTTCCCATGATTTATAATCTGAAATAAACATCCTTAACCTGTGTCTCCCTTGCCTCGTTTATGATATTTCTTCGATCCTCCTCCTTTTGAGAGGCGTACATCTGTACCCTAGATGGATCTACCATCCTATACCAAAAAGACAATACGCTATCAACCACGAAACGGTGGATATAAACGGCCAATCTCCTCGGATCCCCACGCCATCCTCTTTCCATCACCAAGTTTATGATCCATTCCCTATCATCCTTCACCTCGTCCGTTACGGCACGGCTCTGAACCCAAGGGGAAAACGCCCGTAAATGGCCGGTAGCCTCCGACAATGCGTCATTCACTTGACGAAACATCCAATCCGCCGTTTCCTCCGAGGTCTCCAGCCCAGCTCTTTCTTTCCCGGGAAGGCCCGATACATCCCCTACCTTCCATGTCTCGAAATCCACGTCATACTCGATCTCGCACCTCAATAGCGTTATCGTTAACTCAAATCCACGCATATCGACACGTGGCTGTATGATTTTCCTGTCTCTCATATTTCTCCTGTTTCTATAATGACATCATCAACAATTACATCATCGATATCCTTAAACGGCTTCCTCTTGCACTTTCGCGGGGTTTTCCTTGAATAGGCGGTTTCCTCTATCATGGACGCTATACCCTTTAACTCCTCCTCTATCTTTCCGGCTAGTTCCTCAAAGTAAATCAGGCACCAATTCCAAAGGACGAACCACACCACGTATTTATGGGCCAAGGTCGCCAATGACTCGCTATCATATCCTCCACGACGATCCTTCATGCGCAACACCCAATTCACGGCATCGGTATCCAATGAGTCATCCGAATCGCCGGGTATATCCTCCAAGATACCGGACAAGGAAACCTTTAAGGTCGCCACCGCCTCCTCTATCTTGCGTCTTATAAAAGTATCATCGGCCTCGTTATCATCGGACTGCGAGGAGAATCTTTTACCGGGATCCTCCTTTCTCATATCTCCCAGCCTCCACGTCCACTGGTCTATGTCATGCTTTAAATATGTCCAACCTAGATTTATGTCCATATCATGCTTTTTTTAATAGCGGGGGATTCTTCCTGTATATATTCTTCACGCACATAACGGACATATCCTCCCACAAAGATTTATAAACCCCTATCCTATCAGGCTTCCGATCGGAAAGCCAACTCATCATGGAATAACCTACCAGAGCGTCCAACAGGTTCTCGTCCAATTTCCTGTTGACATTCCAACGTGTATCCTCCGTCCTGACCTCCCATACGAACCCTTTTTCCGAATAAGCGGAAGAGGTTATGATTTTGGCCATACCTTCTTCAAGAACCCTCGCCGCCTGTTCCAGATATGTCCTTATAAGAGGCCTGTCCTGTTCCGTTATCTTTATCTTTAGATATAGGCTTTCCCCGCTATCCCCGACGAGATCACGTCCCTCGAAGCTGGATAGCATCTCGCATTTATCTATCGCCTTTATATATTCAAAATCATATGTCATTTGTGATCCTTTTCTGGCAAAAATAGGGCTTTAGGTATGATTATTTTGTTATTTTGGTTATTCTGACAAAACCAAGTGCTTTTATTCGATTTATTTGCGATTAAAAAGATCAATCATGAAACGACTTATTCCTAAATCACGGTTTTCCCGACGCCCCACGACGGTTGATAGCGTCAAGCACCGCATCAAGATATCAGGCACGGACAAGACCAACATACCTTTACTGTCTAGGTGCCAAAACGCTTGGGAAAACCTTAGCGATTTCAGGGCCACCCGTCTTCGTAATTTCCGTTACGTGTTCGGTGACCAATGGGGTGATATCGTGGTGGACAAGGACGGGAAAAGGATGAAGGAACGTGATAGGATAGCGAGGCGTACGGGAGGGGTCGCTTTGCAGAACAATCATCTTTTCAAGATCGTAAATACTTTGGCCGGGTTATACGCAAAGACCGCTACCCTTCCCGTATGTTTTGCCCGGCAGAAAGACGCGGATACCAAGTCACAGATGATGACGGACGCTTTACAGACCAACTGGGAAAATAACCTTATGAAAGATGTCCTCACCTCCGAAATGATAGAGTTTATTTGCGGTGGATGCGCCGTGGTAACGGAAGAATGGTCTAGCCATGACGATATAGAGGACAGCTACACCTACGTGGTCAACCCTTCCTATTTCTTCTATGAGTCGAAAGCCAATGATCCAAGGCACTGGGATGATTCCTTGATCGGGGAGATCCGTGACTATACATTAGGCGAGCTGGCCTCGGTATTAGCGGAGTCCGAGTATGATTACAGGCAATTGGAGGAGATTTACTCACCTTGGCTCAATCGTATGGAAAATCTGGGAACCCAGCAGACGGATCGTTTCATGGACGAGTCTTTCGACACGCCTCCCGCCGCCGACCTGTGCCGGACCTACCATGTTTGGACACTGGAGAACAAGCCTAGATACCGTTGCGTGGATATCATGGACACCGATGATCCTATATACAGGATAGAGCTTAGCGATCTTCCTGTCATCAAGAGAGAGAACGAGGATCGTATGCGTATGGGAATGTCACAGGGATTACCTCCGGAGGAGATCCCATTGATAGAATACACCTATATAATAGATCAATATTGGCATTTCCAAATGCTATCACCGGACGGACGTGTACTTACCGAGTATGACACGCCTTATGAATATAAGTCTCACCCCTATATTTACAAGCTACACTATTTGGTGAATGGACGGACAGTTCCTTTTATTTCCGTTATCATAGATCAGCAACGATACATCAACCGGCTGATCATGCTTAACGACTTGGCTATCCAATCAGCGGTAAAGGGAGTAAAGATGATCCCTAAAGACTCCGTTCCGGACGGGATGTCCAATCGTGAGTTCGCCGAGCAATTCGTTGAGATCGGATCATTTATTTTTTACGAGCCGTCCAAGAGCGGGAACAAACCGGAAGTCATAACATCGAACTCTACCAATATCGGTACCACGGAGCTATTGCAATTACAATTGAGTTTCATAAACGATATAACGTCCGTGTCGGAAGCCTTGCAAGGGAAAACCCCGTCGGGATCAACAGCGGCAAGCAGATATGCCATGGAAACACAGAACTCCACTACATCTATCGCTACGTTACTAACCAAGTTCTCCACGTTCGAGGCCGAGATCGCTCGCAAGAAGATGAAAACGATCCATCAATATTATCAATCCCCAAGGAACATATCGATGGAGAGATCCGCAGGTTATGCCACTTATAATGAGTATGACCCGAAGACAGTCCAAGATATAGATTTCAAGGTCAACATCAAGGAATCCGCTGAATCTCCGGTAGCTAGAATGATGTTAAACGACTTGGTGAAGGAATTATGGATGGCCGGAGCCATTTCTGCGGAGCAAATGTTATCACTATCATATTACCCCGGATCAGACCAGATACTTCAGTCCATTCAATCCAACAAACAAGTAGTTGAGCAAGGTGGAAATATCCAAGGTGTCCCAGCTGATCAAATGAACGCAATCAACGGACAGGTTAATCAAGATGCGCTCAATAAGGCACGACAAGCCTTGATGTCAGCATAGAGGATAAAGTGTAATATCACTTTCTTTTCCCTTCTATGCTCATTAGGTGCCTTATCCTAGCCTTAATCTCATGAAAGTTTATAGGCTCGAACGACAACGATTCTATAAGGCGGTCTATCTCCCGTCTTACAGAATCGTTTCTTTTCTTGTTATGTGATCGTGTCTTAGTCATCCATGGCACACATATAAATCCAAACCTTGCCTTCAGGAGCGTCATCGTCAAGGAAATAGAAATTTATAGCGTCCTCGATGATCTTTTTCTCGGCATCTGGACCGAACCATTCCGTAAACTTTACTTCCTTGTCGTGCCAGTTTGCGTTAAGAGCAACGTACACGTCCCATATGTTGGTATTTCCCGGGATGCTCATACCTTTTATAGCGGTAGCCACCTGCTCCATATTCCAGTGCTCACCTTTATGTTCTCCCGCCTTGCCTTTATGGTGCATTGCCGCCACGTCCATCTTAGCGAAATGCTCATTATAATGAGGACCGCAAAAAACCTCATGTATATCACGTATGGCCTCGTCATACGTGTCGGGATCTTTCTCTTTTAGACACTCCATAGCCTCGTCCAGCTCGCATATGGCCTCCCACATCTTTTTCTCGGATACCATCCCTTTCGAATGATAGTCCTTCATCAATTCCTTGTATCTCATACCCTGTCATTTATTTTATTCTGTGAATATTGATTTCAGTTCCAGAAAATCCGCTTCCGTTATACGGATAGCGTTAGTGTCACCAAGGATAAAATTCATGAGTCCGTTATCTGGAAGCTCTATCAAGATGGAGCCTTCCCCGATCGTGCCTTTCAAGAAACCTTGCTCGAACTTGTAAGGTTTCATGCTCTTGAATACGTTCATAGCGTCATCGAATAACTCTTCCTTATCGTAATTGCCGTTCTCGTCAGCGACGAACATCATGAAACCCTCCACCTTATCGGTGATCTCCTTGTCCTTTTGCACGAGGATGTTGTGGACACCTCTTTTCAGATACTTGCCAAGGGGCTTGAAAGCCGTGTTACCGGAGACGAAAGAGTCAACCCTTTCCTCCGCCCATATCTCCACCGAGTTAATTAGCCTGCTTTTTAGCTCTAGAGCTTGTTGCTTTAGTTCCATATGACTCTTTCTTTAATTGTTCCACTTCCTCTCTCAAGGTATTGATAGCATACCCTTGTCTCTTGACCTTATCGATCAATTCGATAAGCATACCTTCCTCACGTGTCATTTTTTACCTCCTTTTCCGCTATTCTTCAATTTAAGGAAGTCGGCGTATGGCATATCGGCGTATTTGGCCGTGTACTCAGCGAACAACGCCATGTTCTTGTTAACCTCCTCTGAGGCCGATTTCTTTATCTTCTTGGCCATTCCCAACAATTCCTCCAAGGCGGCCTTGCCATCCTTGCTCTCCTCCACCAACGGACGCATGACGCGCATGTATTCACGGTTAAGGATAGCCATTACCTTCTGGTAGGACTGTTGATACTCCGGATTGTTATTGACCATTTCGAACTCGCTATCCGACATCTCGCTAACGAGCTTATCTATCTCGTCCCACACCGGATTACGGCTTTGGGCCTGTTGCGCAGAAGGGTTAAGCATACGTTGCTTCTGAATCTCCATCTGTTGCTGCGCTTGCTGGAGACGCTGAATGTTTGCTTCTATCTCGCTTATATTCGGATTATAAGGGTTGCTACCTAATACAGGGTCACTCCCCCCTAAAAAAACATTTGTCTGCATGATAATACTGTTAGTGGTTAAAAAAAGGAAAGCGGCAAGCGCCCCCTAGGGAGCACAAGCCACTAACTTTACCTTAAGCCGTAGGTGCCGGAGCGGATGCCGGGCATGAGCACGGATTGTAGCTAGGATAGCCTGTTACCGTAGGGGTATTTGGCAATACCAATTCTCCCGTGATCATACGGCTGGTTCTACGATCGGTGTAATTGACACTAGCCGTGAACGCCTTCTCGATCTCGCATTGAAGCAACTTGTCTTGGTAAGGACGAATCGCCGAACCTACAGCCACCTGACACCTCAATTCATCGATCTGAGCCTTCAAGACATCGAACTGGTCTCTTTGGTTCTTGTATAGACCAAAATCAGCGTCTACCTGTGACTTGTACAATCCGAAATCAGCGTCTACCTGTGACTTCCACAAGGCGAATTTCTCGGCGATATCCGTCTGGCGGTGATCGTAATCGGCTTGCATACCTGAGACTTTCAATCCCCACATTGCGTTTGTAAGCGATAACGCCTCCTCACAGCCCTTTTCCCAAGCCATGAACGCAGTCGGAGCGCCTACCCCGGAACCACCACCGCCTCCTGTGGTCGTGTTGATGTTAACGTTCTCTGGCATACCGGCTCCCCAGCCACCGCCGAACAAGCCGCCACGGTTACGTGACACCGCCCAAGCTCCAAGAGCCGTACCAATGATACCCAATGTCAAGCCGGCGTTACCCACGCCCTTGCTTGCGTAATCCTTGTGCTCATCCTCATGGACGATCTCTTTCTCCTTAATGATTTTCTCTGCTTCCATATATCATGAATTTTATGGTTATTCCGGGTTATCCCGGCACCACAAAAATCCAGAGAAGTGCCTTGCTAAATAAATATCTCCTTGCTAGCTTGTTGCGAGGTTGTTGCTAGTTCTTTGCGGAAGGGGATGAGACAAAAAAAGCGCCGCCAATTTGTGTTGACGACGCTTTTACCTTTTAAGGGAGGCTTTATTATGATATGGAAAGGAGCTCTTCTCCTAATTTATGCAAGGCTGTTTCCAATACATGCATTGTAGCGTGTTTGGACTAGATATATGTTTTTTCTATCTGAGTATTTATCAAAACTATTCCTTTCTAGGAATTCATTATACTCCTTAGCTATTTTTTCATCTAAATTTTTCATATCATTCTCTTTTATATAGCATGAAATAATTTTATATGGTAGACAGGAACTCTGACAATGAATCCATGTCCGAAAATTCTTTAACCTCACTGTCCTCATGCATATTCCTCGGTTTATTTCTATTACCTTTTACTATTTTCATCATCAGATCTATAGAGTCGCTCTCATTCTCCATAGAGACCCTCACTTTATCCAAGGCCAAAGCCTCTATTGTATTGCATAACTCATCCGCAAATGATCGAGACATAAAATATACATCCTTAAAATCTATACGTACACATGGGCTATTCAAATCCTTAGCCCTTATATAGATTTTTTTAGCTTCTGTCCTAGAACGAAGCTCTCCCCTTATCAATTCTGATATCACAATTGTCTTTTCCATGATCTTCATTCTAAATATTCATAAAAATTAAACATCCTTTCCTCTTTATATGGTATCCTTAATGCCACTATAGTTCCATCCCATTTTATATAATCAGGAAGTCCTATATATGATGTCTCTTCCTCTGACATAAGATGAAACGCTTGCCCAGACAGCAAAAAATATGTTCCTCCAAGTCCCTTAGACAACATTCTCTTGCAAGTACTTATACCATAACCACGATTCTCGGTATCTGGTAAATTTTTAGTCGATATACCCTTTCCAGCGCTTTTTAAAGCCTCCACATCGTTAGTTATACCTCCCTTGCCAGACTTAACATAACTACCCAGTATACTTATACCATTATCCGCTATGCAAATGTCTATATAACTCTTTGACGGATAATACTGAGCAAATATATAACCAAATTCACTCTCTGAATGTTCAGATATATTGTCAATCGTCTCAGTCAGCATATAAGATAAAGCCTTTCTCAACTCTCCTTCAATATTTAATTGCCTTATCATTATATTCTCTGCTACAGACAGTATATCGTTTTTTATGCTATCCTTGCTTTTACATCCCGGGAACTTTATTATAGGAATATATTTTTTCATAGAAAAATATTCCATATAATTATGAAAATCACTAACACTGTCAGCTACTACACCTCCTTCAAAATGAATAGAGTCCAGATAGCTTTTAACACTGTCCGATATATTCTTGCAAACCACATTCTTACCGCACTTATCTCTATAAAGCATAAGAGGCAATAAGAAAAATGGAGTCACAAATGCCGTATATTGGAAGTTCCATATGAAATCATCATCATCGGAATTCTCCATTTTCAGGATTATCCTGAATAGATGATTGAAGGCTTCTCCTATCCTAATATCATTTACCGCATGTGGCATATATATTTCCATAATGAAACTTTTCGTATACAACAAAGCCTCTGCCAAGGCTGGTTACTTGACGAGGCTACAAAATCACCTTTTACGCCGCAAAGGTCGCACAAAATTTTGTTATATGAAAATTTTTTCATAGACAAATCACATGCCTTACAACATAACGCACCCTCAGACCGTACCGGATAGCTCCTCTTTGACGCTCTCCACCGTCCTTCTCAGATAGTAACTCCTCCTTATCCTGTCCGGATACAAGTTCCGCATCCGGTTCACGGCTTGCCTCGTCATTCCCGTCAGATCGGATATGATATTGTCGCTCAACTTGCGATCGGCCAGTATGGTTATAGCCACTCCCCTAGCGTCAACGTTCCTCTCCTTGTTGTTGCTAAACATCATTACCGGATCGGTCCCGCACTCCTTGCAGACTGCCTCTATCACTTTTTTGTAAAAAATTTCCACCTTATTCATAAACTTTTTATTTCGTGGTTTGTTTTACTATCAAGCCGGGCAAAAAAAAAATGCACGGCAGAAAGACTTATAAGAATCTTCCCGTCGTGCGTGGCATGAAAAAATAATCAAACTTCCGATCCGATTATTTAGGGAAGATTCTTTTTTTCTTTATCCTCCCTTTCCGGCTCGTTCTCACGAAGTCACCATCAAACTAATATAAATTATCATGAACAAAAAAACGTCAGCCCTTGTTATTCATATAACGCATTCATTCTATTATCAGAGGTTTCTCGGGCGTGAGCCATGGAAGCCTCACCAAATTCTATAAAACCCACCTATCCCGACATAGGGTGACAAGCCATTCTTACCGATCCCATAACCTGCTATAACTCCTATTCCCCATCTACGGGGGGAGATCGTCTTGGTTATATACTCAGTCCTTCTATAAACCTCGATGTAATCAAGATTAGGCTTATAGCCGGATATTGACAGCCGGTAATCATCCGTCTTGTACTCCTTTTGAGTTATCGGCACCGGGACATATATAGGTTCCTTAATCGTGTCACCGTCTAATGTAATGTAGACAGGAAAAGGCTCTGGTATCGTCTGCACCAATGTCTCGTAAACAGGATACGGGATACTGTCATGGATCGTGTCGGTTATTAATACGGTATCGGATTTAGACACGACTTTATCAGTCACATCCCCCCGGATATGGTAGCCAGCCGTGAAACTGGCTACCAAGCACACTAGTATTAATATTGCTTGCCACGGTTTCATTTTGCGATTCCCTCAATACGGATGCGCTCAATAAGGATTTGCCTATAAGCTTCCATCGCTCCGAATTGTGCACGTAGCAATACTTGCTTTTGCGTTGACAATCCTTTGAACATATCCGTACCAAAAAACTTACCTAGCTTTTCTTGTTTATCGGATAATTCGGACAATTCTATTTGGAGACGATTCATAAACGTATCACAGATCTTATAAGCCTTCTCGAATGGCTCTGCTGGACTCCATGACTCGTAACCGTCTTGATACTTCACATGATATCCAGCATTTGACTTCTCGCTTTCGTTAGGTACTCTTCCCGCTTTAAGCAATCCTTTCTCAAAAGCTTCGCCCATTGTCATAGGTTCTGCTTCAATCTGTTTTGTTCCAATATATTTTTTCATCTTATTTTACGCTTACCTCTACAGCATTAGGTCTTGTTATTGTTAAAGTAAATTCCATCCAGCTATAACGTCCGACATTTCAGCCTCTCTCCCATTCTCAACCTTGCTCATCCCGGCCACGATCCGGATCATCTGCTCACGATCGTTGATGTTGATAGGATCATCAGCCGGGATACCGGCGTAATCGGATACGGCCTTAATGTAAGCGTCCGTATCATTCTCGTTTTCCGGCGCCCATCTTCCTATCATCTTGCGGATCGTGTCCAGCTTATAGTTCCGGTAATAGTTAGACAGGATCTTGAAGATCGCCCGATAGCCATAGGCCATAGTCTCGAACTGCTTAAACGACTTGTCCTTGCTAGGTCGTATCTCGCCTTGAAAGAGATCACTATTGATCCGAATGTTTCCGGGGTTGCAGTTTCGCAACCCTCTAGGTAATTTTTTCTCTGCCATTGTTATTTGATTTTATTCGTATATTTGTGACGCTTTGTTAACCTTGCTATCCTCCCTTGCGAAAGACAGGAAGCTAAAATTTATTCGGCTCCCCTATCCTTTTGGATCTGGGGAGCCTTTTTTATTCTTTGTCTTGTTATACTCATCCAAGAAATTGACCTTTCTGATAAATTTCACGGCGGCAACCCAATACAAGAAGGCTATCACCTTGTTATCAGGGAATACCTTGCCCATGTTCTTCAAGACATTAGTACCGTAAAACCATATCATCGCCCACGTGATCCAAGATACAAAGGCTTTGGCGTTATCCTCCGATATATCCATCATCACGCCTATCCAAAACGAAATGATAATTATCAGAAAATACACAAGCATGTACACCCAGCTACGGATGAACTTGCTTTTCCTAAAGTCACCGTGATCCGCAGCCAACCCCCAGAACGTATCGATGAAGGCCAGCGACAGGATCACCACCAAGAAGTTCTCGATCGGCGACACGAAGTCCATCGCCGTGACAACGGCGGCTATGGCGATGGACTTTAACCAATTGGCGATGTCGGATATGTAGGAGAGATAACGATAATAACACATATTTAATATTTATAATATAGTTTTATGGAATTGAAAAATCTTGAAGCAATAAAATCATGGCCAATATTACCGGGATGTCCATTAAGTACACTTGACATAACATCAGACTTATTCCATTCTGTACCATCCGATTTAGGAGGAATTGGTGATAATATAGCACTATATATATTATTTTGAGTACCAGTATTAACACCTATATAAGAGAATGGAGTATGATAATGATTTGCTATATTCTTCAATACCTCATTTTTTGAACTAATACTGTTAGTAGGAGCTTCAACAGAAAACATAGAGGAAACAAACACAGGTATATTATTTTTACCAGATAATATGTGATTATCAAGCAAATCAATAGCCTGTGTGTCAAAATCATCCCATTCTTTTACATTTTCTCCAACCCTAAATACAACGCAATCAAAATCAATATCTTGTATATAATCTAATTTGCTTTTTTCGAAACCGTGAGTATTACCTTCCCAAGGTACAATGTTGATTATTCCTGCTATTTCCGCATTAGGGATAATAGATTTAATCATGGTATCAATTCTATGCACAAAATCTTTTTCCTTTGTTTCTGCAGCCATACCCCATGCCTCAGTAGGTGTCCAACCTTTTGATTCATCTGGAATATGAGATACAAACGAATTTCCAAGGTATAATATTTTCTTGCAAGATATTTTACTTGCTGAGATTTGACCAGAGTCAGATATTGATAGTATAAATCTATCACCATTTGGCGATACCATTACATTAGGCGAATTAGCGTTACTTAAATAATTTATTTTTTCCTTTATATTAAAATTCTCTAATTCCTTAAGTCTTTTATCCAAATTAGTATCACCTATAAGTGAACCCTCTCCGTCTAAGCCCATATACATTCTTCCTATATAGACCGTCACATCACCTGCTTGTAGAGGTGTAAAAATTCCCAAAGCACCTACTTTTGCATTTTTAAGTGATTCAGTAACTTCTATATCCTTAAATTCAAGAACATTATATCCTCTATACATAGTAGTTACACCTTCTACAACTTGATTTGCTACCAATTTTCTAAAATTTGCATAAACACCGTCTATATAAACTTCTGCTAAAATCTTAATCTTTTGTCCAACTTTTACCCAATTTGGAATGTATTGCATAAATATTCGACAATCTTTAATATCTTCTCCACCACTATATTTGAACATATTACCTTCATAGTTGAATATAGTATTTTCAGCAAGTTCCGCATTATATGTTCCAACGGAAACATCACTATTGACATCTGTAGGTGAAGTAAGGAAGTTATGAGAATTATTAACTTTCAATGAGTTCAATTTATTAGTGATATCTTTCGTAGTATCATCTAATGAATTTAATCTTTTGTATATATTGTAATCACCCAGTGAGCTTCCATTAGTATCATATCCAATATAAACTCTTCCTATTGTAATTTTACATGGATAGGCAAATGTTTGAATAGGAAAAAATAATACAACAGAAGAATATATGGCATCTTTCATGGATTGAGTAACTTCTATACTATCAGATTTATATACAGAATACCCATTTACTATTTTTTTTTCATTCAGTCTGCTGGAGCTTCCTGCTTTTAAAACACTAAAATTGACGTAATATTTATCTGGGATATCCTCTGCAAAAACTTCAGCAACAACTTTAATCATAGATCCAACTCTTACGTCATCAGGAAGTTTTTGTAATATTATACGACAATCTACCACATCGCTATCTGTACCATGAAATTTGCAAACATTGCCATTATAATTAAATACAGTATTCTCTTCAACTACTCCATTTAAAATATTACAGTTGCTATCAACAATATTAAATGTATCTCTAATAAAGTTATATGAACCTAAAATATTAGTTTTATTTTCTATATCTAATGATTGTTCTGTGTTTTTTAAATATAGATTTTGTATATTATTGTATATATTATTATCTCCTATGATAGAACCATAATTATCGTACCCAATATATACTCTACCAACCTCTATTGAAGCAGGTTCCACATATCTTATTATAAAAATTCCTATAGATTTTATCTCTTGTGAATATATTATCTCTGCTTGATATTTATATATTCCATCCTTATTATATTCTTTCGAAGTATGATTTATTACATTTTCATTGTTAGTAATAATTCTGATTTGATTATTACCTCCTTTTGGAGTTCCTTTTACACTAATTTCTGCTATAATCTTAATTTTTCTTCCATATTCAACATATTCTGGAATATTACTCAATATATACCTAAAATCAAGTAATCCTGAATCACTATTTTCAAAGTAAACAGATTTACCGACATAATCAAATGTATTATTATCTTTAATTATACCATTAGGCGTTATAGTTATATTCTCATCTTTAGTTATGTCATAACAATCTTTAATGAAATTAGTACTTCCTAAAACGATAAATTTGTCCGTAACATTACTTACCTCCCCCCTCAAGCTCGTCTCCCTTGCGTCCGTGCCAATCCACTCCCCCGCCTCATGATCAGCCGTGAACTCGTACAAGAGACCGCCGTAATTAACGATATCGCCTTTTACGTAGGGCTTGGTATCGGAGAAGACAGGGTACGTGTCTAGGCCGACGATGGATGAAACAGCCTTTTGGCTCATGACCTCCGTCTCGCTATTCCCGATCGTCTGAACCACCCCGGCGGCTATGCTTTGGAAAACCCCGTTATCCACCCATCCAGAATCGTTATACACGTACATCCGGTATATAGGATTCTTATGTTCCGTGTCCTCAGCCGCGTACGTAGGGCCTACCATGTAGATATCACCCTGTTTCACGCCCGTAGAGGGCAGGGCTGACGAGGTAGCGACATACCCCTTTATATACAGGTCTTGCGTGAACGGCTTTGACAGGTCAGACCATGTTTTCTGATCCCGTGATATCTGGATCTTATTGTCTTGAAAGCGGAACCAAGCGGCGATATACTCAGAGATCTCATTCCATACCTCTCCATCATACGAGTATTGAAGCTTGTTATTAACCGTGCGAAGCATGGGAGTAAGCCCATTATCCCCTTTAGGTCCCTGCGCCTTGAAGCCGGAATCAACTCCATCTTGAAACCAATTGCCGTTAGAGCCTATGGTTATGTTACCCCCGACCGGGAGGGCGTCCGTTATCCTAGTCCAAGAGGAGTCAAGACGGAAGAAATCATCGGCGATACAAAGATCATAGGAGAGCTTCTCCGTTATCGTCTCATCCTCAAGGTTCTTGTAAGTGATTATGATACCCTTCCTTCTCATCCAGAAAGGTAACTGTACGCGGGTATCCCCCGCCGATCCCATCCAAGGCAAATACACGTTGTTGCATTTCCACAATATGGAATCAAGCCTCTCTTTCGTCCTAGCGTCATATACGGCCTGAATGTATGTCAACGGATAGATCGGAAAACGCTCGTTCTTATCCTTGGCCAGCTTGTCTAGCTGCTGTACGCTATCCCTCTCGTAACCCTCGCAAATATCTTTTCGCTCTTCCATGATGTATCGTGCTTTAGTTCGTTATACGTAAAATATGTTGTAGCCGGCGTTCAACTTCAAGATCAAGTCTAGGTCATTAGCCTTTACCCAATCCTCGCCTTCCTTCTTGTAAAGGGCCAGCTTGAATACGCTCGTATTATCTCGTTGATCTAACTTGTAGGTGTTCCCGGCCAGATAGAAAGGCTTACCTACCCTTATGTGCTGATTGCCGTTCTCCGTAAGATCGATGTTCTTACGGCCTTTGTACAATGTCCTTACCTTCGGCTTGTAGATACTGAATACAAGCTTGAATATCTTTCTGATGATCGTGTATATGAATTGTCTCATGATTATGATGTTTTAATGGTTATACGGTAGCTCCGGTAGCGTCAACCCAATTCGTGCCATCCCACCAAATAGGCTTGTTCAACGTGGTATCTTTATAAAAAAATCCCACCTTAACTCCTGTAGGCCTATCAGATGTACTTCCCGTTACCTTAGCATCATCCGGTTCTCCTAAAGAATTAACCCATCTAATGCCATTCCAATATATCATTCTTGTATTGGTAGTATCCCAATAAGGAAATGCTTTATTAGTTCCTTGTTCAAATACAGGTTTACTTATATAAGCTCCAATAAAATTATCAGATGTATATATTTCTGGTGTATGAATGTATTGCACCCATTTAGCTTTACCACTTTCTGTAAGGTGTTTTGTGACTAAAGATTTCGTATCTTTTACATATTTAGGTAAACCTAATGGAGTTCTAGTATATTCATTTAAGTCACTGTATGTTTCTACACTTCTTGGCGATTTATTAACTCCATTTTCTTTAAAAGCAAATTCGTTAATTGTATAAGATTTATCTCCTTGAAAATCAGAAAAAAGGACAATGTTTGGTTCAATATTTGTTGCAACTCTATTACTTTGAAATATCACTAACTCACAATTATCAGATTTACTAAATAAAGATCTTTCTGAAATAAAGTTTCTTATATAACACACAACTTTTCCGGTTATATTAAAGATGCCTTCATTTGGTATATTAGAAGATAAAAAGCTTACATTATCAAATGTAATTGTAGAATCAGCAAAATATGCACCAAAGGATAATTTAAATCTCGATGTGTTACTTTTAAAAGTTATTTTTTTATTATCAATCAAAGTTCCAAAAGTAAAATAATCGTTAATATCTTCTACTAAAATAATAGTATCAACATTATTATAATTACTATTATTTACAATTCTATCTAGGGCTTCCCTTAAGCTCAATGGGTCGGATTTACTAAAGCCAAAAGCATTTTCTACGCCTTTATTAGAAACATATACTCTTGTGTTAATATCAAAATCATATTTAATTCTATAATCTGAATTAAATATATAGCTTTTAATAGACCCCCTTTTGGCTACCTGTGGAGGCGTAATTTTAATACGACACACTTCTGTGGAATCATTAATTATCTTAACTCTAAACGCAAATGACTCTTTTAAATCCATTTTGCCACCCCAGCCATTTGAGTATTCTTCATATTCTGTATATCCATAACTTTGAGCACCTAAAGGGTGAAGCTCATTATACACTCCTCCTCTTGTATAAACAACGAATTTATCTAAATATTCATAATATGGTTCAATATTTACAATCTCACAATTACTTGCAGTAATAGCAACATTATAAATTTCGAATACACAATTTATCATAGTTATATTAGATAAATATGCAATCATACCATAAGCAAAAGTATAGCTTTCTCCTT